GTGGCTTTGCTCAGATCCCCCACCATGTCGGGCGAGATCAGAAACCAGCGGCAGATTTCAGGCATGCTGAACTGGCGCGACTCCAGCAATTGCGCATCCGCGAGCGACATTCCGATCTTTTCGTAAGCGATCTCGGGCTCGAGGATGATCGCCTTCGCAGGATCGCTGTACGTCTTCTGCCAGTCGTCGCGGAATTGATCGAACTCCTGATCGCTTTTGAACTTTTTCGCGAGCTTTAGCAAGTACGGCTGGCGCCCACCATTGCGGTAGAACGCTCCTGCGTATCGCTCCCCAGCTAGCGCCGTACCGAAGGACTGACGGGCTACTGTCAACACCGAATAGCCGCGGATGCCGTCAGCGGACAGCCCTTTGACGTGCAGAATATCGTGAGGCTTGCCGCGCTGAATGGTATAGGAGTCCTTCCCTACCACATAAACCAGTCGCCCCTGCTTATCGCGGTCGATCTGGACCGCAACGGGATCTAGAGGCTGCAACTCAACAGCCGCACCAGTGCCACCGCGGCGGGTGATGCGTGCGTAGCAGTTGCCATTCATCACAAGGTGCGCCGTCAATGTCTCGCGAAACGACATCGCCGACATGTCTTCGTTCGGCGCGTCGTGCAAAGCCGAGTACATCGGATGATCGGATGCTGGATACTTTCCGTTCAGCTGGTTGCGCATCATGGCCAGCGGGAGAAATGCCACCGACTCACTGATAATCCGCTTGCAGGCCCACACGACGCTGTGATTCTGCGCGGTCGATGCCGTTACCGCTTCACCGGACCAAACGGCCCCGGTCGCTTCAGTATCGACGGAGCGCTGATACCATGCCGTTTCCTTCGATTCCATATCGAAGTGAACCGGATCAGGATGAGCGCCGAGGCTACTGAAAAAGTTCTTGATCTCGCTCGTGAGTGCTGGCAGCATTTTAGACGGCTCGCAGCCCGGTGTAGATCATCGTCGAGTCCTCGACTACATTGAACCGCCCGATGGCCATGATGGCGGCAACCGCGCCGTCAATCTTGCTGTCGGGATGCGACTTGCATGGGAACACGCGCTCCTGCGCATCCTGCTTTGCTCCCACATTGCCCATCATCCAATCCAGGATCGGGTTGCCGTCGTGAACGATCTTTCCGCTGATGATACGCGCGGCCAGGTCCTTCATCGGCTCGTTGAAGTACGAAACCATCTGGGGAATACGGGTCATCGTCAACCCTTGGGCCTGCATGCGTGTTGACAGTTCCATCGCCTGCGAAGGATCGAAAGCCACTTCAATCACGTTGAACGTGTCCCGGTCGCGCATCAGATCGCGCTCGATGAACTCAAAGTCAGTGGCGTTGCCGGGCGTCAAGGTCAGCAACCCAGTTTCCGCCCATCCCCGGTAGATGTCGTAGTTCGGCTTCCCCTTCTCGATGCAATCTTCGGGCAGATAATAGCGACCGAAGACGAAGTAGCGTCCGTTGCGGCGAAACAGATGCACCAGCGCCGCTACGTCGTTTTTGCTCGCAAGGTCCAGCCCGATCATGCAGTCTTCGCGGTCGAACTGCTCGATATTCAGCGCATCGTCGCGGCAGATGGTGCGCCACGCGAGCATGTTGAAGTATGCATCGGATGAGCCGACGCGCACATTGAGCCGTTTCGTCAAAAACGAAGCCTGCGATGCGGGGTTTCGTTCCGCTTGCCTGCACCGGATCTCGATGTCCTGCTCAAACACGCTCACGCCGAGGTTCGGGTTTGCTTTGATCCACGAAGCCGGCGACCGCCAGTCGTCCTCCGGGTCAATGGTGTACATCGCGGCGAAGTACGAATCGTCAATGTGCCGGCCTTCGAGGATGTGCTGCGCGTAAGTCACTTGTTCGGCGAATACACCAGCGGGGTTATCCCCCTCGGTCGAAATGATGAAGATGAGCGGCTGCCGGCGGGCGCCGGTCGCTTCATCAAGCACGTCGAACACTTCACGCACGGAATGCGCGTGGAGCTCGTCCACGATCGCGAAATGCGGGTTGAGTCCTTCAAGGGAGTCGGCGTCGCGGGACAGCGGCTTGAAGCACGAGCCGGTCTGCTCGACGGTGATGCTGTGCGCGAGCGGAGAGACACCGTAGACTTCGCAGAACCGCGGCGTGCGTTGCGCCATGCGGCGGGAGACGTCCCAGACGACCTTGGCCTGGTCGCGAGTCGTGGCGGCCGCGTAGACTTCGGCGCCGGGCTCTTTATCGAGCGCCAGTCCGTACAGTGCAACGATTGAAGCGAGTGCCGAGTTATGCGTGGGAATCATCGTGCGGCCACACAGAAACATGCTTGATTCCGATTCGACTTGGATGCACTTCACCGGCCGCGGTTCGACCTGACGGACTTCGCTGATCTGAATCGTCTTGCTCCGTGGAGAAACTGAACACTCTGCCCGTCTTCGCATTCTGTCCAGTTTTCTAGTGAGTCGGAACACTGGCAGTTCGTCCCGAAACGCCATGAACTGGATGTCATAAGCAGTGCCTGGAACCAGCCTGCCGTTGCACGTCATCACGTTCTGGCGAATCCCGTATTTGATTCCAAGCGTTGACAGTAACTCGGCCACCCCCACAGCCAACTGTTCATTAACGCTGGTGTACGATAGAACGCGACCCTTTTTATCGATTGTCCCATCGGTGTCCATCAGCCCTTGAAGAAGAGAGAGCCGCTGGTCTACGGATGCGCGCAGGTATTGCGCCGGGATGTGCTTATTGTTTAGAACATTGAGCCTACGCAGCCTTGCAGCAAGATTTTCCTTACTGCTTCTGCTTACATGAACACGATCACCGAACAAATCGATTTCGGTAGCCCGAATCGAAATATTCCATGAATCCCCACGAGGATGCGCAACCGCGCCATAACCCGTTTCCTGGATCAGGCGCATCATCGCGTCTTTATCCTGAGATCCGCAGGTTATGGAAGCGCTAGCGGATGTTCCATCGCCAAGCCAGGCGCCCAGGATGTAAGGATCAACGGGGAGAATGACTTCCGGCAACTGAAGCGCCGCGCTTACCGAAATACTGTGGTTCCGATCGTTACGCTTTCCGTATTTCTGCGTTTTGAAGATCTCATCAGTCGTGCGGACACGTGTGATGGCAGATTCTCCATTCACTGCGCGCGCGATGGTGACGTCGGCGCCGGTGCCATGGCGAACCACTCCCGCCAAAATTCCACGTGCACGGCGAAACTCAGCGTCCTGGTTCCCGCCGATCCTATCGACCCTTGCTGATGTCAACCACCGATGCCCCGCGTCGGCAACAATCCGCTCACCGTTGCTAAATGTCAGTTCGTAACAATCGTGGTCAGAAAAGACCTCACTAACAGCCATGACAGTGGTCGGATTGCCCTTATCGTCGAGTACGACATCCCCCGGCTGAACCTGTCTCATCGTGGTCCATCCATCAGGGGTCGGGATTGGCGTGTTTACGTCCAACGCTTTCCCGTTCTTTCGGGGCAGGACGATGAGCGCCTTTCGAAACCGGCGCATGCCCTCGGCGTCGACCCAGCCGAAGATGACCGTGAGGACAAAACACTGCCACGGCTCGAGAACGAAAGTCGCGGTCTTCCACCGCCCCTTGACGTGGGGCAGCATCTCGGCGAACCGGCAGATCTTGGAGGCGCGTTCGCGATCGAATGTCCACTTACCGGAGCTTGTGAGGTCGTCAAGGTGGCGCTGGCAGGCGGCGCGGACCCAACGGCAGGCCGGGATGACGCCGGAGACCACATCTTCGGCGTACTTGCGACCGATGGCGACGTAATCGCGGTCATTTTTTAGCCGAGTGCGGCCCACGGATCATCTGCTTTTTCGTTTGGAGGCGCCGCGTTGATCGAACTGCGCGCGGAAGGCGTCAGCCCGAACTCGCGGGCCAGTTTGGCGACAGTCCGCCCGGCCTCGTTCGCCATCGCGACGAGCGGAGACTGCTGAATGTACCCGCTCGGCGTCTTCATCAGCGAACCGGACTTCTGCATCTGCTCGCGGTAGCTGTGCCAGTCGCCGACCGCCTGACAGTAGATCGCGAGCGTGGCCTGATCGGATGCGGTGCACAGTCCGGCCGCGAACAGGATCGGAACGATGCGCTCCCATTCGGCCTTGGCGCGCTCATCCAGCGTCGGCGGGCATTCAGGGATGGCGTCAGGAACCTGCGCTTCGTGCTTGTTGAGCGTGCGCTTGCCCGGATTACCACGCATTACCTTGAGGCGCGTCGGAAGCGGTGCTGGCCCGCGGAGTCCCATTTTATGAATTACAATTCAAGACGTGCTGCTGTTTGTCAAAAAAGTGTATGCTGATGCGATTCGCAACGGAACCAAAACGATTGAGATCCGTCGTGGATCTCGCTACTCAAAAATCAAGGTCGGGGATGTTTTGTCCATAAACGGTTCTTTCAGCGTCGCGGTGTCCCAAATTGAAATAGTCAACCACGCATCTAATCTGCCGTTTCCAGTTTCAGACTGCTACTCATCAGAGGACGGGCCATTTTACTTATTTCATCTTCAGCCCAAACCGTAGCGCCTCTTCGCGCCTTGCGGGCCCAACGTACTCAAACCCAGCGGTAAACCGATTACTGGCGCTGGATGTCATAATGCTGCCAGTTCCCGGGACAGAGTTTCTGCCGGGACTTCTCCTCATCTCCCACTTGAAGCTTCTCGCGCAGTGCGCGACCACCGCCGGGTGGCCGGCGGTGCGAAACACTGGCTTCCCGGTGCCAGCGTAAATGGAAGAAATAAAATCGCTGAGTGCTACTCCGATCCCTACACCCTGATAGTCAGGCAAGCAAACCAGTCTATGTAGCCGCCATCCCGGTCTTATCGCATGAGGAAAAGCAAGCACCGCGCAAAACGCCGCTGGCGACCCTGCTATAGACGCTGCATAGCACTGCGCTGATGGGTTTAGATCGGAGTCTAAATAGTGATGGTGACGGAATATTGCCCACGCTTTTCGATCAACGCGGCTAACTTCGAGACTGATTGGTGGGCGTTGCTGAAGTTCCCTCCATTGAAACGTGTCCGTTCCAGGCTCATATATCCAGTCCGGCTGAAGCCACTCGACAATATCGTAGTGGCACGATACGGCGATAAACTTCTGATTTCGTGCTCTAACCGTGCGAGCTATGGCAGCGCTTCCGATCTGCGCCACGGTTCTGTCCACTACGGATGTGAACTCATCGATGACGAACAAGTCTGAAGATTGAGCGATCGCGCGCGCAATGCAAACGCGAAACTGCTCTCCATTAGAAAGCGCTCTAAACGGACGCAGCCATGAAGGAGGGTCGCTAAACCCAACGCTGTTTAGAAGAGACACCGTTTCCTTGATCGGCAGTGGAGCAAAAGCATCGACAATGCTTTGATCCTCCGGCCAGTCAAAACCGGATATTAGTGCAGATCCAAAAAGCTCGCGAGCAACGCTGGTCTTTCCGCTTCCGCTTGGGCCAACAATAAGACCAATGTTCCAATCTCGCGATTCCACGGGAAGATTGACCGTCCAGCGCGTCTCGCTTAGACTGCTCGGAGGGACAGCAAACAGTCCTTCCAATTGCATAACGCGCGCCGTGCGTATCACGGGAACGGTTTTCAGGATATTAGCGCTCGGCACTGATACCCCTCATTCGTCAACGACTGCAG